GTTCCCCACCCATGATATGTATCACTTTGATATCCTCAAACATATCAATGTTCTGCCAGAAATCTATGTTGTCAATCCATTTGGCTTGTTGGTTATAATTAAACTCAAAGCTGGACTTGAAGTCGGGGTATGATGGGTCATTTAGTTTTTTCAAATCAAATGTTTCTTTAAGCCATTTTGCGCTGTTCCATAGACCACAGATTCTACATGCTAGATTACATCTATTACCTGCTTTTATTTCTAACCATACAAGTTTCTGCTCTGGCATTTTGCCTGACATTACCTCTTCTACAAAACTTTGCACTTTAACGCTACTGGAATATACATATCTACCACTGAATCTATCTTTAGAATTAACACCCCAGCATGGGTGACATGCAGGATGCTGTTCATTATTAGTAAATGCTTCTCTAAATTTAATGTGTGCAGGATGTTTTATAATATCTGCTATCGAACCATTCCCAATATTTAAAGAAGTGCCATCGTCTTTTTTTAGTGTATTGCCCAAGCAACACGGGCGAATATCGCCATTTGATTCTATAGCAATGTGTCCAAATGGCATGACACAGAAATTATTTGTATCCAGCCATTTATATATTTCGTCTTTTTTTACTAGAGACATTTTGCCTGGTTCAGACATCGTTGAAAATATCTTTCATTTCAGGGAATGTTTCGTAAAAGCTAGTGCCGCGATGTTGATCTAGTTTTTCTAAATATTCTTTCATTTCAGGCAAGCGCACACTCCAGTCCTGACTTTGCATGAATCTAATTAATCCACGCAAACGTTTAATACCGTAGTCATTCATAAGGAATACATCTTTATCCAATGTTTCACCTTTTCTAACTCCGTTCATATAGTTGTCAGTCCACCATGGGATTAGTTCTTCCTCTATTTTACGTGCGACCTCATCTTTAAATTTCTTAGGAAGAACTTTAACATTTAAGAATGCTGGCCAGTACACAAAGTGGAAGTTAATACCACCTGCGCCCAAGGGCCACATGTTAATCTTCTTAAAGTTTTGTGTCATTTTCCACTTAATAAATTCAGGCAAGTAATGTATGTTCAATGCATTAACTGCACAGGCCACTGTAACTTCAACGTTATCAGTTGTCTGTGTATCTAATATATGAAATACTTCTTCTGTGCGTTTCCATTCACTGGGGTAGCGAATATATTCGTTGTGTGCGCCAAATGCATCAACACTGTAATGGAAACGTACAAGTTTAAAGTGACTCCACAATTCAAATAAGTCTTCTCTCCACTCTATACCATTGCTATTATAACGTATTTCCATGTCTTTAGCAACACCTTGACGTATACATTCTTCCAGAATATCATAGTGTTCTTCAATGATTAATGCTTCACCACCAGCAAAGTATAACTGCTTCATGTGAGGAATCTGTTGATAAAACTGTTCCCAGAATACAGGGTTGTTCTTGTGCCAATTATAGCTACTACCATTGGTACTGCCCTTGTTTTCCCAGTTCCAAATCTCTTTTACTTTTTCGTTTTCAATTTTAGGGTAAACTGCTTGCCAGTCTTTGATCCATCCACTACTGTCATGTGGGCTACACATGATACAGGCTAACTGACATTTTGTTCCAAAACGCAAATCGATATAACGTAGCTTGGGAGGTATGCTACCATCTGCATTTGTTTCTTGTATGAGCTCGTCGATGCTTACTCGCTTACTCCAATATTCTGTTTCCCACTGACGTTTGCTTCTATGGCCTGCGGCTTCTTCTTTGTAACACTTCAAACAACTGGAGGGTTTTTCGCCTGCTATCATCTGTGATCGTACATTTTTCATATATGTACTGTTCCAGCTAGATTCAAAGTCAGCAACGTTCAAGTTATTAGGACGACCTTCTTCGTCTTTTAAAATACCAATATTTCCACCATGTATTTTATCATTGGTTGCACCCACTGAACTAGCATTGGCCGTACAACACACACGCATCTGACCATCCGGGCGAGTACTCAAATGGATCCAAGGCAATATACACCAAGTTTTACTGACATTAAAGTAATGCTTTGTTTTAAGATTGTGGTCTTTGTGTTTATTAACAAACCATTGACTAATGTCGTTGCCGTTTTCGTCAAGTATAACTTTATCGTTCATTTTTTAGCTTTTCATATAATTGCGGGAAGGTTGTCTTCCAGTCTGTGTTTCTAATAGAGTCCAATTTTGTAAGTATTTGTATGCAACGTTCAACCTTGATGTCATCTCCGTCTAGATTCGATTCAATATAATTTACAAGGTGTGCTATTTGTTTTTTCTTTTTATCAGTGGTTGCCCAGTCATTGTACACATTTAAAATGTCTTGCTTGACTTCTTTGGGAAGTATCGCTACATCAAAATAGTCAGGACTACTTAAAATCCTAACACTTGAATTGTGTTTTTCAAACTGTTCAAAATAGTCTAATAGATTTGGAGTTGTGTAAGCACTCAAAACTTGCCATGTAACAGTGAAATCCATTTTAATATTAGACATTTCTTTACTTAATGTTTCTACATTCTTACTTATCTGTTGCCATCTAGCTGGATAGCGAATATATTCAAACTGATCACCAAAATCATCTATGCTAATACGTAACCATACCTTTTTAAAATGTTTCCACAGATCCAGTGCTCGTTTATGTATAGCAGTTAAATTTGTATCATATTCCAGGGTAACTTCGTGAGCTCGGCCACTGTCAATTACTTTTTGTAAAAAATCATAGTGCGGTTCAATAAGCATGGGTTCACCGCCAACAAGATATACTTGTTTTAAATAAGGTATCTTTGCTTCTAGTTTAGCCCAAAACTCTGGATTGTCCCACCAGTCATATTCACCGGCATCCTTGTATCTACCATTGACGTCTGTTAAGTTAATTTTTGTGCCACTGTCCGTGAACTTGGTTGTACCATTTATTAATACATAATCTTCATACCACTGACTACTACTAGCAGGGTGACACATTACACATTTTAAGTTACATAAATTACCAAAGCGTAGATCCCAATAGCTAGGTTGCCAATCTGTGTTGCCATGTTCATCAGTATGTGCTCTGGCTATATCTTCATCAAACTCTCCCAGATACATCTTATTGCTCACAGTTCTACGACTACTTGCGCCCATGTCTTCTTTGACCCAGCATGTACTACAGTCACTGTGACGTTCACCTGCCAGCATGGACAATCTTATTTCACGTGCCTTGTCACCATTTTTAATGATGTCGAAATCATCTCGTCCAAGATTGTAGGGTTTTCCTGCACTGTCCCTTATTGTACCTTGCTGACTGTCCTTGCTATTAGTCATTAGGCAACAAACCCTGGCAGTTCCTATGGGTTTTGCTGCCATTTGCACCCAGGGAATTACACAAAATGTTTTATTCATTGAAATATTTCTTTGCTAAATGTTTTGCAAACTTCTCATGTACTTCTTTAGTAAAATGAAATCCAGGAGTGAATGCTTTTTGATCTCTATCCATCATTCTTCCCATAGAATCAAAACCATTGGGAAATAATGACAGTATGGTTCTACCTAAATATGTATCGGGATCTGGATTATCAATATCAATATTCTGTTCGATATGTTCATTTCCTTCCATGGCTGTAGTGGACTCCATTTCAAAAAATAGAGAATCCACCATTATCACTTCTATACCCAATGCACCCTGTATTGCATTTTTATACATGTTTATTGTTGATAGATAATTTAATAATCTGGAATTTACCCACATATCAACTTCCAATGCCATATAATTGTCTGTATCTAGGAATAATTTTTCAGCCACAGAATAATTATCATACTTACTGCTTCCATGATTTAACGACCTAACAAAAAATGCATCATCTAATTTATTATTATCTATTAAGGCTGGTCTGTATATATTATAAGAATCCCACTTAATTTCTTTTATATAGGCATGTCTTGTTCTGCAAGTGAATTGAATTATTGCTTTTTTAACATCTATTCCTTGTTTTTTTAAATTATATATATCGTTGCATGTTCGTAGATAGATACTATAATTACTACATCCCGGTGAAGATTTGTTGATAACTGTGGTATTGGTAATGTCTGCTAATATTGCAGACCAATTTATTTTTTCACGTAATCTAGTAACTGCGCCGGCAAAATTTAATTTGTCTTTGTTTGGAACAAGTTCTTCATATTTTGGCTGCCTCCAATTTAAATAATCAGTTACCTTATCCACAGCCAAATCATTGTTAAAACAATGTTTTACCTCATTAAATGTTAGCTCAGGTGCTATATCCGCATAGCCATCTAAAATGTAGTCGGCTATGTCTTCTCCGTGCGTAAAACTACATCCATTAACATATATAACGTCTTTCATTGAAAATATCTTTCTACTATTTTTTTAGCAAATAATTCATGAACTTTGGCAGTAAAGTGCATGCCGGTTGTCATTGTTTCTGGTTCATCAGGCTCTACACATTCCAACATACCAAGTTCGATTTCTTGATCCAGTTGTTTTTTAAATTTTACAACATGCATGTCATCAGATACATTACAGTTTTTTAACGTAAAAAATTTATCACCGCTTAATGTTTTTTTGTAAAACAAGCTGTCTACAAATATAATTCTTGCATTAGTCAATGCAGTCAAGGCATGTTTCAACATGAACATATCATGTAATACTCTGTAATCGTTATATTCAAAAGTTTCATGTGATAAGATCTGTTCCATCATATCTTTATACTTACTCATATACCTATTTGCAGACATGATATTATATCTAAGAATATTCGACTGTCCAGGTGGTTCTTCGTAATCTTCTGTATTTTTAAAAATATCAAATCTCCCGCCGGCGGTAATTTGAATAATTATATCTGTTATATTATAACCTTGATCTTTTAAAGCAACAACATCTGCTATAGTCTTATAAACAATGGCATACATACTACTGCCGCCTTTTGAAGATAAATTGAGCACGGGCCTATTTAATATAGTTTCTAATATAGAACTCCATCGCAGTGTTCGTTCATATGCAATAAATCCTGAATTTTCCACTGGATACTTTTGACTAAACTCCGCTTTTTCCTGGAGACTGGTTAATTGATTTTGTATTGCTTGTTTAAAAGGTATAGCCAATAATTCATTTGAACTATAATTTTTGTTAAAGTTAGGATACAAATGATCCGCAATGTCACAGCCTTCGGTAAAGCTATCTCCATTGACATAGATGACATCTTTACCTTGGGTCATAGTCATCCCATTTGACGTTATTCTCCATTTGGAAATTATAATCTGCCATTAGACCGTAAAATGATTCTATTGAAAAACGCAGATTAAAGTTACCTCCATGTGTATTAATTGTAAAACGCACAGCAGATATATTGCGCTTAATAACAACATACATTTTTACACCGCATTTCAAATGCAAATTAATACCCTCTCTGGTACTCGCACCAGCAAATATTTGTTTCATTTCGTCGTGCGTAAGTCGATAAGTTAAGACAAAGTTAGTGTTTACACGCAAACTTAGATCATTAATATCATACTTTTTATATGCATATAATTTAAATTCTTCATCGAATTGTTTCATAACATTAATGAACGATACCCTTTTATTATTAATCATATCTACCCTTGCATTACCAGGTTCACGCTTGGCACATAACAAAGAGCAAATTGGCAGTGGATTATCCGATTTCACCATTGCTCTTATCGCGGTCCAGGCCTGTGAATTTGTTACTTCTTCATAGGAGTAATTAGTTAAATTTAGTTGGCTGTATAATTCCTCACCTAGAAATTTTTCTAATTGATCGTTGGCGCTGGTATAACAGCAAGGAGAGTAATTACCGTTTGCTCGTATAAAGAAAAGATTTTTGGATTTATAGCATTCAGGATCTAGTTGCATTTTATAGTTGTCCTTGTATGTAATTATTTAATTCATTGGTTACTTCTTCCAGAGTTCTATCAGGTTTGTAACCAGGTGGGTACGGTCTCCCACTGCCAACCATTAAGAATTCGTTCATGCCCAACTGTTTACTTAATTTGTATCCCTCTATCCCATCATTTTCATTGTGTTTGAAAATTATCCATTTCCACTGCACACCAGCAGGGGAATGTTCTGTCATGATTTTAATTCCTGTTTCAATACTAGGCCAGTCTGAATTTATTCTATATAAGTCTTTGCCGGGCAAACCGTCTATACTGAACACAAATAGATCTTCTTCGGCAAATACAGGAGCCAATCTCTGCCACCAAGCTGCATTTCTATAACTGCCATTGGTGTTTACAGTTATTTGTTTACCGGCTTTTTTTACAATTTCAACTATTTCAATAAATTTTGAATGATATATAGGATCACCATATGCACCGGAAAAGATGACCTTCTGAATAGTTGGCACTTGCATTATTTTTTCGATGACCGCAATGTCTACTTCGCCGTATTTCCATTTGTGTAGTTTTTCGTCGGGGTCCTTTGTTCGAGGACATTCGGGGCAAAATATTGTACATTTGCTGGTTATTTCTAATTCTAAATGTCTAGGATCAATCATAATATTTTAAAACTGAATTTAATTCTGGTAAGTAATCTTTAAGGGTTTGTTTGCGAATTCTATCGAGACCCATTATTCTATATTTACGCAGTTCTTCAGTCTCCTGATTCCAAGAGTCTTTGGCCATCATATGGTTAATCATATTGTCAACGATAATTTCAGATCGTTCCATCATACGAGGTGTTAAATTACTGTTACGTAACAATGATAAATCATTGCTCATTTTATTCTTAAAATATTCTTTTTGTTCTGGTTTTAAACTCTGTGGGCAATAATGAGGGCCAAAGTAATAATGCCCGTCAAAGTCAAATTGTTTGTCACTTAAATTAAACTTACGCTTAAACTTATCTGCCCATAAGAATAATTCTGCCATGTCCAACATATTAAGAATACTCCAACCAGGATCTATTTTAGCTTCTATGTTTTTAACATTTGTAACCCATGTTTCCATGTTGGCTTCTGCTTCTGCCCAGTCGCCGGGAAAACGTTGATAGTGAAACTTGTCACCTATGCCGTCGATACTAAATGCAACTCGTGTATAGTAGAACTTGTCATAGACTGTTTTTAATACATTTTCTGGCGGCAATGTACTGGCGTTGGTATTATATGACATACGTACTTGTGCGGCGTCGGGACGCTCGGCTAACTTGGCTAAAAATTTAAAATGTGCATTAATCAACATGGGTTCACCGCCCATGAAGTGAAACTTTTTACCATTGAACATTACTTCACTGTTCCACAGTTCACTATCTAATGCCCAGTGTCCTAGCTTAGTTGCTCTGGCAGCTTCTTCTTGACTGGTACCATATAATTCTTTCTGATCACTGATCCAGCTACTACTTGCATGTGGGCCACAGAAGTGGCATTTAAAATTACAGGTTGTCCCTGGTTCTATTTCCAGATCCATGGGCTCTTTTATTTTATCTAATTCTATTACAACATCTTGCCACTGTGTTTTATCTGCAAAGAAACCTTCTAACTGTTTATATAAGTCAGTTTCGCCGCCTTCCCAGCTTTTGTTCATAAAGAAAGTCATAACACGTTTACGATGACTTTCGCCTTGATGATCATCTACTTTCCAGCATCTATGACATATATCAGGACGTTCATTGCGTTTAAATGCTTCTTTGAAGTCGTTGTTTTCTTTTGATTTGATGAAAGTATCAAAGTCAATGAAGTTAATGTTGGCATTTTTGCCATCACTCATTTTATGTGGGTCAGCAATACAGCATGGATTTATATCTCCATTGCCATCTATTGCTTTATGTAGAAAAGGCACAAGGCAAAAATTGCCGGGTACTTTATCATATTTGTCAAAATCTTTATTCATTGATTACTCTAATATTTTCAAAGGCATTCAATTTATGTTTTTTAATATTTGTATAATAACCATCCTTATATGGCAAACCTTCTAAATCTTCTTTAGCAACTATCATCATAGGATTGGCGATAGGAAGAGCTTTTCCTATGCATACTGCATAACCCGGCGACAACCAATGTTTGTGTGCCATATCGTCTGTGATTCCATATTCATTGTATATAGAATATAAGTGAGCCTTTAGCTCAGGCGTTTCCATGACGTTCCTGACACCACGAGTACAACCGTTGAATCCAACATCCAGTCCCAGCAAATATGCTTGTTGGGCCACGAATGCCATGTTCATTCCTATATTGATGTTTCTTATATCTATATCTCCGGCGGCTGGCTCTTTTAAATACGAACCATCTGCATCTAGATTACTGGGATGATTTACTATAGGGAGACTTCTTGATGCTTCCAAATATATTACCACAGCAGGTGCAGTTAATATACCAAGCTGATATTCTTTGGGCATTACTCTGCCCAGCGACTCGCTATACTTAGAAACCATAAAAAATATGTTGTCCTGTAACCATTCCTTGTGTTCAGGCTTTTCAACAAGAATAGGTATAAAATTTCTATTTGAGTTTTGTGCAGGTGCAAAATTAACTGCATCAATAATAAATTGTCGTTGCTGTAAGGTTAATTTATCGTCAGTGAAAACTTTTGACGTGTTTCTTCTTTTTAAAAAACTGTTATATTCTTGCGGTGTCATTTGAATTGTTCCTTGAATGCATCATATTTAGTGCCACATGTCTTGGCACATACTGCCAGCTTGCCATCTGAGCAACTGGGTTTATCCCAACTATCTGGGATTACTTCTTGCATATATCTACCATTGATAACATCAGCTAAATCATTATTCTTAACATCTAGTGTATCTAAACCCACCTCATCAATGGCTTTCCATATTTGTCCACCACGTTGTTTCCAATACCAGACATACATTTGTCCGGCTGTCCAGCAACATGGCTGCAAGTATCCTTCTGCTGTGATATAAATGCTTTTTTCTTCGGCAACTTTACATTTAATGGGCACTGTATCCCAGTATTTTTCCATGTCTTTTTTGTCAGCAGGATCTGAATTAAACTTTTGGCTGCCCAATCTGCCTTCCAGTTCAGCAACTGTGGTTAAAAAATCTATGTTAAGGGCTCCCTTGTCTTTGCTTAGACTTTCCAGTTGTTTTAGTGCGGCATTTTGATATTCGGGATTTTTTGGCATACTTATTAATGTAGTCTCTGCGCCTTTTCTATTACCTGCTTGATGTTCTGCTTTAACTGCGCCGCGTGTGTTGCTAAAGAATCTATTTGATTTCTTTACATTGAACTTTTCAAAGCCCATGCTAGTTGCTAACGCCCTAGCTTCTTCAACTTGATGTTCATTGTGTCCAAATACTATGTAGTCCCAACGTGCTCTACCACCTGCGGCAATAAATGCTTGTGCATTTTCCATTATCTTTTTCCATACTGTACCTTGACGATACAAGTGATTAGTGTCTTCTAAACCGTCCAAGCTGAACACTACGTAATGACTCTTGCCCATGGCAGCAGGCAACTTGCTCCACCACTCAGGAGTTTTAGCACTGGCATTTGTGTGAAAGCTAAGTTGCATTTTAGCATTGTGGCCGCGAACATATTCAAATATTTCCAGTGTATCACGTGCGCTTATTGGGTCTCCGTAATTACCGCACATATATAAGCGATTTAACTGTTTAATGAACTCGGGCTTTAGTATTTGTTTAACATCATCTAAACTTAGTTCAGCATCATGTAACTGTGGGTTTACTTCACCGCCATTTAAATTCCTAGCACATTGTGGGCAACTTGCATTACATCGTTCTGTAACTTCTAGGTGTACTGTGGTTATCTCACTGGCTTTATACATTTATTTTATTCCAAACAACATAAATCGCTTACCCTTACTAAGAGTAAGTTCTCCTGCAAATAATACTTGGCGCATAGTATATTTTGATTTTACATCTTCCAGTGTTGTGCAACAATTTATGTGACCTTCCATGCCCAACATGTCATTGGTTTGTAATAATATCATTTGGCCCAGGGCCAACTTATCAAACCATTCGGTGGACATGTGTTCTGCGCTGGTGTTTATAACTAAATCTGGATCGAACTCAACGTCTTCCAGAACAATTTTACCATCTTGTATCACAGAGTTAACATCTGCAGACAGCGTTTTATAGTTGTTGGGTGATCCTAATATATTATTAGATTGCACAAGTACATCTGTGTCCATATCTATGTTTAATACCTGCTTAAATGACAAGTTATCTAAATAATACATGTGCTGTGCATACCAGCCACCAAACAATGCCACGTTTCCTAGATTGGGCACAAACTTTTGCAATGTCTCCGCCATCCATATTTTACTTAATACTTGACTCTTACTAAAAAGATCATTGGCTGTACTAACAGAAGAATTATTAAAAAATAAATGCAGTTTACTGCTAAAATCATCTGCCCATATATCGTTCATTAACCAAAAAAGAGCAGTATGACTTATACGTTGTTGCTGTAATAATTCAACATACAGCCCCAAGCGCAGATCTCTATTTTCTACCTTGAATTTTTCATAGTCATTGGCTATGCAATTTTTTAATGCCCATAGCTTATCCTTGTCATTAGAATGAATCATTCTAATCATATTTTTTACAAGTTCGCGTTTGTCTTTTTGTCCCGTAAACTCAAAGAATTTTTCAAGTCCAAACAACCAACTCGTTTGATCTTCATTACTCATTTAGACCTGTCCATTCTACGAATCTATTACGCAACCAATCAAAATTATTCACTACTGCGTGATCGTAGTCCGCAGTTTTTGTATATGCGATACCCTGTCTTGCACCTTCTACACAAAAATATCCATATCGTGCTTCTAGTCCTGCATTAAGCCACATATCCAGACGTTGAGTGTCTTCCTGAGCATTATTATTTTTGTTTATACCAGCACTCAACTTGATTGCTTCTCTGAATGCTGTGCGCCATGTACTAAATGCCGTGTAATTGAATCTATGCTCACTGGCAAGGACATTTACTTTGATATAACTGTCAGCCAGTGTGGTTGTCATGTCCGGACGATCCAGTCGTTCTACGCTGAAACAATCTTTACTGAATAGTTTAATACCACCGTGTCCATATACCAGACCATTGATGGGATTCTTTGCACGAAACACTGCTACACTCTTTGGTGTTAATTCTATCTTGGTGTCAAAATTAAACTTATCCACAATCCAACAATCTGCATCCACTACATAGAATCTATCAGCAGTGCATCGATCTGCAATGTGTTTGTGGCTTTCAAATATAGTACCCGTGCTGGCCACTGCTTCTGCATTAGGAGCTTTTTCCTGTAGTCTTTCCCAGTTCTCGTTCATGTTCGCTTCCTGGGAATAGAGAAAGTAAATAGGGATTACCATTCTGGTAGCTTAAATCCAAATAAGGGCAATGCGCTATAGTTTAATAACGTGGGCCAGTTTGTTCCTTTGCCTGGACAAATATTAACATGCTTGAACCATTCACTTTGACTGGCGTCTAGTTCAACCAAAGGTAGTTTTAATTTGTCACGTATGTCTATTAACAGCTTATGTGCTTTATCTTCAACGTACTTGCCGGAGTCCGTGTCTATGTTTACTTCGTCCCATAACTTTAAAAACCAATCATAGTCAGCGACTAATGTATGATCAAAGTTTTCAACGTATAACATCATTGTTGCAAGTCTAGCACCGTAGATACACCATACGCCATTTTCAACATCACGACCCACAGTCATCCAAGTTAGCCAGCGACTATAATTTGCTGGATACATCTTACAATTAAATTCTTCGGGGTCTACTTTATGTCCTTGATCCAAGCCCATCTTAATGCCTTCCCTAAAGCCCGCACGGAATGCCTGATAGGGTGTTGCGTTATTCATAACAGTACCATAGGTATTGTTCATCTGCTTATAATTATCAAAGTCCCAGCAAAAATCTATGTTATTCTTATTATCTTCTTTGTCTGCTGCCTCATGACTTTTCATGGTGTTGACATATTCACTGTACCACAACTTGATGCCACCGTTGCCGTAGACTAGGCCATTAACTATATTACGGCTACTCCAACTGAATGTTGCGGCACTTATGTCGCTGGTTATCTCTAGTTGTTTGTGCCAAATAGTTTTATCAACTAAACAGTCTGCATCAACAGTAAAGAATCTATCCGAGTTCGCTACTCTTGCCGCTTCTTTGTGTGCGGCATCAAAACCCTTGACACCATGCACTCTGTGAATAATATGCTTGTTGGGATGATACTTTTTGAGGTGTTCAAAATTAGTATCTGCATTTGGTTCATCATAGCTTAAAAATACCACTGGGATATCGCCAAGACTTAATGTCATATCTTGTTTGTGTTTAATTTCAAAAGAATCTAGTAAACTCATTTTTTATCCATTCATAATCATTAATCTGTTTCAGTGTTTCAGGATTTTTAATATTTTCCTCACCGAATATCTTACCACGCCTTGCACCGTCTATGGCATACTTGCCAAACAATTTATCCTCACCCACAGTACACCATGTATTAAGGCGGCGTCTTGTTATAGCACGTTGTCGCCCAATCTCATCATAGTCCATGTCATCTGACGATTCCATATCCTTGTTTGTGAGGTTGGATGCCAATTTAGTACACTCTCTAAAAGCACTTCGCCAAGTATTAAATTCATCGTAGTTGAAAGCAGTTATATTACTAACCCTGTCAAATACTTTGAACGGTAATCCAAAGCCTGTGCTGAAGTCAATAGTGTCCTTGTTTTTTCTAAGTAGCGGTATCTTCGGTATTAGTTTAACACCTCCGTAGCCATATGTCAAGTTATTAATTGGATTGATACTGCTCCATACAGTTAGACATTCACTTTCTGGAACACCCTGCCACCAATAATTATATTTGCTGGGGGTATAACTAAAATCGAAATCCTCAACCAATAAAGCATCTGCGTCAACAACATAAAAATTATATGTCATACTTTGCCTAGCACATTCTCGGTGTGCTTCCACAAATCCCTTGACACCATGAACACGACGAGCATGTGGAGCCTTTTGAAGTAAAAGCTCGTAGTGCTCGTCGGCGTAGGGTTCGTTGTAACTGAGAAAAAATACATCTAGCATTATGCTAGTATTTAATATTTTAACTCAACACTGGAACGTTGTATTTTTCAGTAAATGCAACCGCATCAGCCAAATTATTGACCATGGGCTGACCTTTGATATTCAAACTGGTGTTCAATAATATCGGGCAACCAGTTTCGCTGTGCCAATCTTCCAGTAACTTGCGGAAACCAGGACTGTCAGTTTTACTAACTGTTTGTACACGGCTTGTTCCATCTGCATGTATAATTGCAGGGAACTCGTCGGGCCGTTTACATTTAGCAGTAAATTGCATGAATGGACTGGCAGTGATGCCCTCGGGCATTTCGAAATATTCATGCACGTATTCTTCTAGGATTGCTGGTGCAAACGGTCTGAATTTTTGTCTACGTTTAATTGCGTTGACTGTGTCTTTGATATTGGGACCACGAGGGTCTGCCAATAAACTGCGGTGGCCAAGAGCTCGGGGACCGAACTCTGCTCTACCCGAAGCCACACCAACAATTTTATCTGTTTTAAGTATGTCAATAGTTTGTTCAACTGGATATTCCTTGCCCATGTCTGTGCCAAGATAGGCTCCGGGCCAATTTACCTGTTCGCCTATGTGTGCGGCAACTGCACCAATGCTACTACCTGCATCACCAGGGTTAGGCATGATCCAAACATTTTTCCAGTCACCTGTTATTGTACTATTAGCCACACAATTTAGCGCACAACCACCCATTAATACAATGTTCTCACTGGGCAACTGTACTCTTGCCCAACGACTAATGCCCTGCAATAATTCTGTGTATATCTGTTGCGTGGCGGCAGCGATGTCAAAGTAGTCTTGATCTGTTAATAAATCATTACGCCACCATAAACATCCTCTGTGTAAGTTGTGTTTAAACTTAATTTTAGGACCTTTAATGGATTTGAATAAGTCATTATAAATGTCTTGTTTATATTTCTCTGGATCACCATAAGCGGCCATGCCCATAAGAATATATTCTTCTTCATTGGGCTTTAATCCAATGCGCTGTGTCATAGCACTGAACCAAAGTCCCACGCTGTCAGGATAACCTTGACTGTATACTTGTTTTAAGTTATTACCGTCACCAGACCATACTGTCAGCGTTTCAAATTCACCAATGGCGTCAATGACAACTACTGTTGCATCCTTGAATCCACTGGTGTAATATCCTGCGGCGGCATGACTCTTGTGATGTTGTTCATAGACAACTTTTTGCGTTAAGCCGTATCCAGCAAGATACTGTTTAATGTCATTTTCTTTCCACTTTAAGCCCTGCCCAGCATAAAACTGGCGTGCTGTTTTCTTTAGTGGATTTTCATACCATACAATAAGATCCGGAGCACCATGGGTATGTGCTTCCTCGATTAGGCCAGCGCATAAATCACCATCGTTCTTTATACCACTATAGCGTTCACTGTGCGCGGCAAATTGTATTTGTTTATCGTGCCAGACACTAATCGCCGCGTCATGACTATTGGCACTAATTCCCCAAATGTTCATTTGTAAATAAATGGATCTCTACGACGAAGTTCAGCTAGTCGCTTTTCCAATAGTTCTTTTTGTTTTTGTTCACGTTCCTCAGGAGTTAACTCTCGTTCAACTTCAGGGGCTTCGTTTTTAGCTTTATCGTCTTGATTATTATTAGACATATTAGTTCCTATCAAATGTTCTATACATATCCACTAGAGCGTAGATTCTGTTGGTCAACTCTTGTTTAAATTGTTTCTCGTCAATAACTGCCACAGCATCCTGATATTCTTTAGTGGCAAAATGATAGTGACCACTAACACTGACCGCAGTATCTTTGTCCGTACTACCATTACTCATCCAACGTGACCATATATTTGGCTTGCTGTAGACTAGGTCTGCAAACTTTTTATATTCGTTGGTATCTCCGCTCATTTCAGTGAGTAAGTCTGTTTGTACTTTACCCAACTGTGGAGCAATGTTTATAGCATCAATACCTGCTTCAATTCGCTTTTCGATGTCTGCTAGATCAAAGTAATCACCATTATGCTCTTTAAACAGATACCCTGCGGTGTGTAATTGTTCTGCGACTTTTTTATTATTCTTTACATTAAACTTGCCAATTTGTCCGTCTTTGGTTAAACTACCTGTTTGGCTAACAAAGAATACAACATTGTCTTTGTATGCTTCTAGAAACTCTAACTGGCTTTCAATGCGACCAATGCTACTGTTAACATCAACGCCGGTATTATCTTCACTGCCGAATTCCAGTTTCATTTTAGGTTCAATATTCAGTGTAAAGTCTATTAACTTTTTTGCATATCCTAATTGATTGTCCTTGATACGACTAACGTCAATGTGAATTAAATCAAAGCCTGCTTTAATATCTGCGGCTATGGTAGATTGGCATCTTAATATTGCCGCATCTACATCTAAGCCACGATCTGCATCACTGAAATAAGGACCACAGTGATCACGGCACAATAACAAATTTTTCTTACTGAAGTGGGCTGCTTCCTCACCTAGTTGCTCTGTGGTCATAACATACCCAGTTTCGAAATCAACTTGATTTCTACTAGCAATCAACATTAGAGGATATTGTTTTTCCTCTGTGTATGTTCCCAGTATATTAATTATTTCCCTGCTCATAGGCCCAAAGCCTAGTTTAAATCTTTTCATGTTCTAGCCAATCTAATTATTTCGTAGTCCTGTACACTGGGTTCTATGTCTGTATAACGTTTGAATTGATCCAAAAATTGATACTTATAGAACTCCTGTCCGGACAAGTATTTAATGCCTAAACTCTTTGCCTGTTCAGCTAATTCACATTGATTAACAGTTAAGTCTATGACCAGTCTGCACCCATCTGGTATAAAATCCAGGGGACTATTCTGTGTTGCTGTGCCCTGATTTGTACAGTTAATAACTACGCTGGCGGGTTCGTGCCTGTCAGCCCAGTTACCCAAACTTGGGGACACCATTCTGGCATTATGATTAAGCATGGCAAAAATCATTGATCCCATGCTACCTGCGCCCATGACCGTTACATTATCCGATAACCTAATGTCATTGATAACATATTCTGCACCTGCATGGTCACAGTTATACCCATGTAATCGACCATTGACATTTATCACAGTATTACAAGTTTGGTATTTGTCCACCAAAGTGTCTTTTACATCCAGGTATTTGATTACTTCTTGCTTGAATGGCATACTAACACTAATGCCATGTACATTGTGTTCCACTGCACGGTCAAGTTCATATTTTAAGTCATCTGTACCCAATGGTTCGTAGGTAGCGTCTATATTATACAGTTTAAAAAACTCAGTATAAAAATATTTTCCCTGCTTACCTGGATACTTACTTAGACTTATATATTTTTTCATCTTTTGTATGCAGTTATTTTTGTGATCTTGTTATTCTTGTCAAATTTAATCACATCCACTACATTGATAACTTCGTTGTCAACAATCACTTCAAGTTGTGCAAACATTAAGTTATTATCAGTTCTATCTTCGCTGAAATTATCTATGTTAATTACAATGTTTGTTACATTATCAAATATAGTTTTGTTGGCTGCCAATACCGCTTCTTTTCCAGTAGCTAATATACTCCAATCGTGTAATATAACATCATCACTGAACATAAACTCCAACATGTTCAAGTTCTTATCAGCAAATGCTGTCAAGTAATCACGCATTAACTCGTACTTAGATATCATTGTTCCAACTCCGCAAATAGTTTAATTCCCAGGTACCACAGGAATATATCAAATGGCGCAGTGTGCAATGGGCTCATGTTCCAAAAGATTATAGGTATCAACGTCTGTACTTTCCTATAATCAAGCCCGTTGTCATCTATGTATTTCTTAAGTTTCTTTTGATATATTGTTATATTATCAACACTGGGTACACTTAATGTAACGTGATCGTCATTGATTTCTATATTGAAATTGTGATTCTTAATGTTAGCGTAGTTAATAACGAATCCACCGCTCATCTTAGCTAAATCATAATAGATATCACCGTACTCAACTAGTCCCGCAAACTCATGGCGCCAATCAATGATCTTAAACTCGCCTTTGTTATTGATAACAGTATTATCAAAATGTAAATCTCCGTGAATAAATCCTGGTAAATTAGTTTTAGTCAAATAATCCCAGTCTATTTTATCTAGATAATATTTGTAGTCTTTTACGGGCACACCATCTACAAAATTAATAACGGGCAGGTCAGTGTGCTTTTCAAGGAATTTACCTATTCTTGACAGAGATTTTGTCTTGTAAAATTCAACAGCGGCTGCTTCTATGTTAATATCTGAGTGTTTGATCCATACTTCATTGTGCAACCAAGTTAACATGTCATTGAACATCACGGGATTATTGAAATCATACAATACCTCCCCGTCAAAGAAGTCATAGGCCATAAAACTGTTACTATACGTGCAATTGTCTGGGCAGACTCTGGGATTGGCCAATGTTTTGCGATATTTCTTTTCAGCTGTACTGGCATCAGCATACCATTTTACAACACGGTTGTTACAGATGTAGGTAAGTTCATCTGTTTTTGTAAAGTCAAACTTTTGACTTTTGGTTAATTCTGTTTTATAAATTTCCGGACTACCAAAATCTAGCCAAGTATTAAGTGGCGATGTTTCGTTGCCAATTTCAATGGTGTCTATAATCTCCACTGTGGTTATATTGCTTAATCTTTCAAAGAACTGCGACCAGTTATAGATATAACTAACACCAGTAAATGCCGCCCAAGTATCTGGTTGTGGTTGTTTAAATGTTATATTTTTAATTTTAAAGTTGTCGCCCAGATCAAACATAGTATATAGATACGTTTGATTTTCACTGACTGTTTTAACAAAATAACAATCTGCATTGCTGACTTTATCTGTTATGCTTTGGTTAAAATATGTATCACAGGGAATATACCAAAATGGACCTGTGATATAATCTTTACATTGTTTTACTGTAGTGGCTGTGCCACTTTTGTCACTGGTATAATCTGAGATCTCAACAAATGTAATATCCCTGTCTGCATACGCAACTTTACAAAAATCTTTGATTTGTTGTGCAAAGTAACCAACAGGGATAATAAATTTTGTGTCTCTGGGAAAATTATCTATAATATGTGCCAGTACAGGCTTGTCTTTATAGGGTAATAAAGCCTTGTTTAAATTTTTTGTATAGTTACCCATCCTACTGCCGAGTCCAGCAGTGGGTATAATAACTGTGTTACTTAATTGTGTCATAAATCTTATTGGCAAAAACTTTGTGTGATTCTACACCAGGATGAGAATGATCCAGTGCATAATCTAGCATATCGAATGTTAATAAGTCATCGTGCTCATAGCGAATCCAGAAATCACTTACAGATTCCCATTGTTCTATCTTTGCCATAGCATAGTTTACACTATTTCTTTCTAAATGTAAATATGTTAAGTAGATATATTCTCTGCTTTTCATTTCTAAATCAAATTGACTGTGTACTTCATAAAATCTGGAATCATTGAGCACATCTAATAAGTCCATGGTGCGAGCCACTCCGCCATGTTCCTGATATATAAACTCCCTGCCAGCATAACTCCAGCATATTATACATAGATCATCTGGTTTGAATTCGAAACTAAGAACCCTAGCCATTATTTCATGATTTGAATTGCCACCAGATGCAAGGTTAAGTACATCTGTTATGCCTAATTTTTGTGCAAGTACGCTGGGCCAATTTAAATCACTGAGTTGTTCTCTGTATATTTTAACTTTATCATAGCCCTGATCTTCCCACCACTGATTCCATCCTGGCAAATGTTGCCCCAGAGTATGGCTACAACCAAAAACAACAAGCCTATTAAATTTATTCGTGCTCGTAGCTGATTCTACCATGTGTCCTACCCGCATCATCTTGTAAACGTATTACATCATCCAGTTCTGTTGTGCTGGTTTCCATGAATTCTAAATCAGTTGTCGCTACGACCCGATGTACAAATCCCGGTGCCATATTAAAGACCACACCTTCTTTTAACTCTACTATTTCAAAAGTAGATTCATAGTCCTCTACTTGTCGTGATGTCATACCCTCACTGAGAAATTTAGCTATGTCCAAAGGTTCTTTGCTGTGATATAGCAATCCGGTACCACTGAGAACATAGTTAGTTTCAAATTTATATTCATGTACTTGCAGGCTGGTTCTATTACCTGCTTTAAATAGTATACGTTTGCTGGCATAGGGAGTAGATGTCCCATCTGCTATCCACAACTCATGTCCCCAATGCTTTGTTACTTTTTTAATTTCCATTATATCCAACCATTTTCTTTAAGTTTCTTCATCACTGTTTCTTTGGTCACTTCATGTCCCACTGCACTCATATGCCACGAAGGAAGGTCATCGGGATAATCCAATGCAAGTTGTCCCCAATCTATATTTACTAAGTTACTTCTGTCAATGAATGCGGAATACGCTTCCATTTCATGTGTTCCGATTAAATGCCTAATACCTGCTTTTGACAATAATTGATGTGCCATTGTCAATAATCCAATACTATGCAATCGATTAATACTGGGGTCATGTATTTGTGCGGCATAATCATATAATACTTTCATTCTTTCCTTGGGTTCATTGTCAAATCTGGTATAATAGCCACCGGACTTACCTTTGAGTGCGTAGGTTTCCCAATAATCAATCACACCCATTAAATTCTCAGTAAACATCTTTCCGGTGTATCGCTCATCATCGACCATGGGATGTGGTTGTCCGTCATATTCCGATACTCCATAAGATCCCAGCATATAAGGAGGATATTCGTGATAGTTTACATCTGCATTTGTATAATCTCTGCCAGGATGTGTATAATCCCAGGGGAACCACTCTACACGATCATAACTTGTATATGTCACTATTACCAATCCCGCACTATCTGCATAATTATCTACAGCGTACTTGGCTTGTAGATAAATGCTGAGATGTGTGCTAGATCCCTTGGCTAGATTTATCAATGGCATGTTTAATTCTTTGCTGAGTAAACTACCATAGGGTTCATTAACTAAATCTCTGCAGCCAATGCCCTTGGCAAAGCTGTCACCGCATATTATAATTTTTTTATCCATATTTTTGTTTCCACCATATTGTTCCCTGACTTATAATATCGTTGAAGGAACAATTTGTTTTTAATAATCCATTGCTGAACAGGTCTGTGCTTGTATCCCTGAGTACTGAGAATTCAAAGAACTTATCTAAATAATTGCTTACTTGAAACTTTCTTTCATCAGCGAACACTGCCATTATAGAGTGTACATCATGACCCGAGACAGCCATGTCCTTGTGTCGTTCAAGATAAAACCAGTATAGTTCATTGACAAACCTAGTAAATGTCGAGGTATTGAACATTAGTAATACGTCGTTCATAATAGGATACATGCCACCATTTTTAGGAGTTATGTTTACTGTTGAATAGACCACATTGTCTTCCAGTACCGTACTTTCTAGTTCTATAGTTGGCGATTTTTTACGTAGATATAAGTCAGGGCGCAGTACAACTATTTTATCGTAGCCTAAGTAGCTATACGCAGATATTTGATACAGTGCCAGTTTCCACTTTGCAATCATATTCGCGCTGGAATTTTGTCTGAATCCTTCTGGTAACATACTATCCACCGACACTAATACATTTACAAATTTAACGTGACAGTTTGCTATATTTTCTGAAAGTATATCAAAACTATTCCCAATAACTTCACTACTCTGCGAGAGATTCATATTTTGATCCACGACGAGATAATAATCGCCGGGTATACACCAAGAGCTACTGGCATTTACCAGATGGCGTAGTGATCCCGATACTATTACTGCTGTTCTTGACATATAAAATTATACATACCTTCTGCTACTGCGACATGCCCTTGTTCATTAAAATGCCAGTCGCCCTGCGGATATTTATTTGTAGTAGGATCCTGCCAGTATTGTTTGTTCATGTCCATCCATTCTTTCCAGGAAACATGACCGTTGGGAGTTTTAATAAATTTATAGGGTAGCTCTACAAATCTAGGAGTATCAACTGCCCAAGTATATACATTATAGCCAAAGTGTTGCAAAGTGTCAACCTTTTTCCGCCAACGTTGTTCATTATATTCGGCTACAAAATCCCAGGACTTAAATTGAGCAACTATAGATCCCTGTATGTCACGATGCTCTAGTTCTTCAAATGTTACTCTACTAAAGAAGCTGGGGCTGATAATGATGGCGTCATCCTTTGACCAGTTTAAGATATCTTCATCTATCTTTTCAGTGATGTAATTCCAACCAACTCCACTTAAACTTCTAGTAATACATTCTGCATTTAGTTTAGCGGCAAGATGTGTACCCCAATACTCTGCACGTAGTTTTCTATACCCACGGTCGTCCCAATCTGCGCCGCCCATTTCTATACCAAAAGGTTCACTAAAACTACAGCCGTATACCCAGAGTTTTTTCATATGATGTTGCGTTGACGAAGTCGTTGATATAAATGCGTACTCCATAACAGGTGTGCATTTATTAGGGGGTGTAGATATTTTCCAACAGTACAGTTTTCTCTGGTCACGAATCCCATCATATTATCTCTAAATGATAGTATGTTATTATTAGTTTCATGCAAATTTAATTGAACGGGCATCTCTATGAACGGATCACAATCTGTTTTTGATTCGCCTGCCTCCCACCATGCAGGCAAAGCATTAAAGAATAAATGTTTAATGCCCAAATTCTTTAATGTATTGGACAATAGATAGGTGTCGTTGAAATATTTAAGTAAGTTAGCATAATCATCATAGACTAAACCCAGGTAATCATCTTGAAATTTATCAACAGAATCTATAAAATCTTGATCTGAAACTTTAAGTCTATCCACTGTTGCACTAAACTTTTGTGCCAGGTTCCATCGTTCCCATGATTTTTTAACATAGATTTCATCACGTTCTGATGCAGTCCATCCAATCACGATCAGCGTTGTCTCACGTTCTTCATGCGGCAATGACATAACATATTCTAAGGTAGTTCTTAATATGCGTGTATTGCTTGTGCCACCCAGTGCATGATTAATCAGTGTTTTGGCACCCAGCTTCTTCTTTAAATGACCGGGCCAATTAAAATTGTCATAATGATAGTCCAGTCTTGAAACTATATTGCCATCTTTGTCTACGATATTCCAATTGAGATCATCACTGGGATCTTGCAGAAACATACCAAGATCTCCTAGATAGTCAGTGAATACCGTGTCTTGTTCGAGTTCTTGTCCAAACGTCCAACTGCAACCATTTGTATAAAGTGTTTTTATCGTCATAATAAATTATGTTTTTTAATATAGTTTGCAAGTTCCACAGCCCAGGCTTTATGCGCTTCGGGACTAGGGTGCCAGCCATTGAATGGCACTTTAACTTTTGAGTCTGGGTTCTCTATAAAACTTTTGAATGTACTAAACTCTTGATCCTTTTTATAGAATCGCACAGGATCTATGGTATCCCATAGTGCTCTAAAGTCATAGAACTGCCTACTGCGTTTTTTAGGTAAGTCTGTTTCTTGAAATTGATAGCCACCCAGTGCGTATTCTAGTTTATCTAATTCTTCTCTTGTGTTTAAATCGTACCATTCCTCTACCTGAGACTTAGGTACCTGATAAAAACTGTTATAGTTTAGCCATTTAATGCCATGCACCTTGCAGAAATTTTGAAAATTTGCTATATTCATTACATGACGTATCATGTATTCTTCTGGATGCCATAGGTGTGATACATACAACTCCCAAAACTTTTTCTGTTCTTCAGAATCAAAATGAGGCACGTTGGGCCACAATCTAAACGGCTGTGACAACTTATCATCCTTGTACCAAAAACTGTTTCGTTCTGGACTAGTCCAACCAACTATAACAAAAAGATTTGCCGTTGATCTATGTTGTGCTATATAATTATTAGTTATGTAGTCCATGGTCCTACGTATAATGGTATTATTATCGTCTGCAGGCCAACTTAAATTTACAACTCTAGCATTCAATAGACTACTTAAATGATAGGAAAATATTTTTGTTCTTCTATACTTGTCGTTGTTTTCTTCAAAGTCATAGTTTCCAGGATGCACATCCTCGCCTGCCTTGGCTGCCAGTTTAGGGTCTACAATTTCACAGCCAAATGTCCAACTATCCCCGTCACATATAATTTCCAGCCCGCCTGTATATGACGGTTCAGAACTTGCTAATATACTATCAAATATACCAAGCGAACCATTTTTTTCTGATTTCTTCATAGTCATAAATTCCATTTAAATTTTCTTCAACAGCCGTACTTCTCATAACCGCATACTCGATTGGCTCTATACAATGTGGATGTATACTTAGATTAGTTGCATGGTCATACAATAAACAACCTGGACCATAAAACGTTACGGGATCTATATTGTTGCTGTTATGATTTTCCATTCTATAATCTAAACCACAGGTCAGTTTATGTGTTGCATACAAATCGCCCATGAGATCCATGGTAGGACTGTCACCATAAAATAACACATCATCTAGACTATTGTAATTAAATTCTGATTGGAACTTACTTATTGGTGTACATGCATAACAAACTCCAGGCCATACCTTGGCCAAGGGGAATCTATATGCAGGGTTATAAATCACATCCAATCTTGCCTTAACAACGATATCGTATTGGAAGTCATTGGCTAGTTCATATGTACGCTTTTGTATTAGGCTCTTTTCAAAGCTGTGAAACATTGGGTCCCAGGCCAACTTAAAGTTGTCAGCTATCCATTCTTCTTGCTCAAATCCCTTGGGTTCATAGGCCGCAATAATTGCATCCATGTCATTGTGCTTTTCGTCTTTGAATACGCTTATATGTGTCTTGGGCTGTCTCCAAGAATTTGTATCCCAGGTATGAATAAAAAAGTCTGTTTCCACTGGTAGGCCAGTTTCAAAGTGGGGGTGATCGTATGTAAAGAATCGTTTGATGTTTTCAACACAGGAACGCCAGTGTCTTGCTTGACCACTTAGACATACTGCTATTCTGAATTTGTTAGATGAGCTCATGACCGCCTAGTCCTCCGTCTAATCCTGCCGCTAATTTGCGTTCAATATAATCACTTTGTCTATAAACTTTGGGATCTATTGATATAGGTCTAACATGCATCCTTAACATCTTGGCATAAAAATATAGTGCATGTTCTGTGGATACATGATTTTCATTGAATGATCTACGTCCTATCATAGGCATCCAACGATAAAAATCACAGATTCTATCAAATGTCACACTGTCTGCATACCAAAAAATATCACCCATTCTGTGGTATGGATATTGATTTTGGTCTTTACCTGTGTGACAGCTATAAAATGTATTATACTCTGGATACACTAAATCCTTGCTTTCATCTGACAAGAACCAGTTTATCTGATGATCATCAAAAAACAAATCATATCTCATTCTAAAACAGATGTCATATCTAAAGTTATTTTCTATTTCGTATTTTTTCTTAAGGTATGCGCTGTGCATTACTGCATAAAACTGACTGGCTGCCCATTCCAGTGGCGTACCACCGTGGCGTTCTTTTTGTTGTTCTGCCCATTTTCTCAGTTCTTTGGGGCGATCTTTGCTATGCGCTTCATCATGAAACATGTATCTAACAGGGTTAAGCGCAGATAAAAAAGCTGACCGTTCTTCTTAACTTAATGGGATACCTTTAATCGTGATATAATCATCGACAAGATGTTTGCTGGCAGCGCCGTCTGCGGCTAATACAGCGTGTGGAGGCGTATTGAAATCCCAGGCATGACAAAACGTATCGATTGTTTCGACATCATATTTGTCTTTAATCTTGCTTATGAGCTTTTGCCAAGTAGGATTGCATTTATCCCAGGTCCTTGGTTGACCACTAAAACAAAGTGCTATTTTCATATGTTTATATTTAATAATTCGTTTCTTGTCTTATATACAATTTTAAAATGTTCTCTTGGAGAAGTATAGGCATGCTCGATATATTCACAGAGTTTGTAATTATCATTGGGGTCGACCTTTATTGCTTCTGGTCTTAAAATTGTATAATTTTGATTGAGTGTTCTATCTAATTTAATATTGTTTGATTCGCAATACTTTTTAAAGGACAATAGGGGTGATTCGACCTGACCATGTATTGGGCTAAATTCAGAAGCCAACATCATTGTTGCCATATTGGAAATGAAATATACATCATTTACCATTGTGTCTGACAGGTTACACACTAAAAACTTACTTCTATCTTTGTTATAATATTCAAGTTCTTCCGCCAAAGTGGCTTCGTGTGCAAATATCATATCTGTTCTTAATTTGATTACAACATCATAATTACTATAATTTTTTGCCAGTAATACACTCTTTTTAAAGCTGTGCCACAGTGGGATTATTTTTATGTCAGTCTTTGAGAATTCATCGTAGCTTTCAATCTCAAATGCACGTACTCTGTTATCATACAATTCATTGAGAGTGTCAGTATGTGTTTGATTTATTTGTTCTATTGGGTATAGATTCGTGTAGCCGTGCAATTGGCTCATAAAACTTGAAGTATCCCAACCTTTGTACTGACTGACATCCCAGGTGTGAACAAATATGTCTATATTTTCAACATCACCTATAAACTTTTTAAGGTTAACTGCGGCATGCTTGAAACTTCTTAGTTGTCCACTGAAACAAAGTGCTATTTTCATGATATATCGTGCCTTACTATTGTAATGTCATTGTTTTTGAATGGTCTTATTTTAATGTTATTTACGGCAAGATATTCTGCGTGGTGAAATTGCCAGTCTATACTATGCTTTTTTGATTCTCGTTCTATGGCAAAATCACAGACAGTATCTATAACATCACTGCTACCAAACCAACATATATCTTCTATGGCGTTAGGAAACTTATTATCAAAGTCAACAACATACAGCATGTCTTTTTTGGTGCCTATATAATTCATATCTTCGGTTAATGTTCTAGCAGTTCCAAAATCTAAATCAAATCTTAGACGCATAACAAGATTATATTTGCTGTTACTTAGATACTCGTGATTTCGTTTTAATTGATTTGATTCCCATAGACTTTGAAACATGGGTATTTGTGCGTGACACTGTCCTTCTCTCATTGTCACACGTTTATGATGTACTATCTGATATAAATCAAAATCATCAACCCGCATATTTACGGGGTCGTATATTTTTGCTATCTCTTTAAACTCTGATTTTTCCACTGTTCTACGTATGCTAGCTACATTAGCGATATCGGCATGTTCCAGAGCATTTGAACTCATAGTTTCAATGTCCCAGGTATGAATAAAAATATCCACAGTGTCACGTAGCCTGCCTATGTATTTTAACAGGCGCTCGGAGTTTTCAACACCAGTTCTAATTTGGCCACTGAAACAAATGGCTATCCTACCTGTTAGATCCATGATTAATTACGTTTCCAATAATTATAAAGTTCTATAAATTCGGGAAATGTCGCCAAGAAGTCAGTGCCGCGTCTACGATCATGTTCGTCAACGAATGCCACAAAGTCCTTGTGTTCTATTGCTACTCTACCACCCACAGCGCCAACATCCTTTTTAGTTAACATTAATTCATGTAAACGTTTAAATTTATCTGCTTCCCAGATGGCAAAGCCAGAATTTTCCTCATCTGTAGTTAAGTTTGCATAGGCAAAATCAACTTGTTCTTTGACTTTGTCTGCCCAGCTATTGGGCAATATAAAAATAGCCTGATGCGGCGGATACCTTAGATAGGGAGTATCTAGTATTAATGGGTGACGTCTACCATTGACACCACCATATTTTTTCTTAATAGCCAATACGTCTTTCATAAAGTCCAAGTAGCTGCCCAAACTCATAGCATTATATGTGCTCATTATGGTAAACGTACATTCTGGTACGGCGTCCAGCATTTTCTGTATGTTTGTCAGCCATTTGTCGTAGTCCAAACCATCACGTATATACTCTGCGGCTCGTCCATGTGCTTCTGCACTAGTAAATATTTTAAATTTCTTTACTTTGCCCTCTGCACATATATGTTTTACTTTTTCTATAAACTTATCAAATACTGCATCTGGAATGCACATGTTACTGTTAATACTTAAATCTAGTTCAGGATTAGGATTCTCAATGATGTAGTCCAGTACTCTAAATGTATCTTTGGCCAACAATGGCTCACCGCCTGTTATACGGAAATGTTGTAGATCCTTGTAGATGTCGGGCCACCACTGCCAGAACGCTTCCACATAAGGATTATATTGATTGTGTGGTATTGGTAGTTTGTCTGTACGTTTAAGCCATTCTATATCTGCAAATTTATTACTGGTTGGATATGCACCATGTTGTTTGACTTCTTCCATCCAAGAACTGCTGACTTCCGGAGTGCAATAGCTACATTTAAAATTACAGACACTGCTGAAACTTACTTCCAAATAACTCGGAGCAACATCAAAGTCCCAGGGTTTAGTGGCACATTCACTGAGATGCTTACGTGCCCAACTGTCACTGCTTTTATATACACGGTCACTCATTGCATCAGGACCACTGTCTTCAACACGCCAGCAATACTCGCACTCAGGGGGACGAGTACCATCCAGCATCATTTTACGCTGTTTCTTTTTATAGCTAGTATTGTGAAGCGCACTGGGATTTACTGTAATTTCGTCCAGTGGAATTTTATGTGTGGTGGGATGGTGACAACTGTGAGTATGACCTGTTTGTAGGTGTAACGTCACTTGTTTCCATTTTGCTATGCAGAAGCTATCACTAACTGCATTTAGTTCATCTCTGAAATTATGTAATGGTGTCATTCTATTGAATTATCTACTTGTGTTTCTTTTATTAGTGCACCTAGTCGAGGAGGATTGATCCAGCTTTCTTTGAAGAATTTACTACCATTTACATCTAGTTCTGCTATTTCAAAACCCAGTCTACTGCGTAGCACTTCACCTAATTTAAATATTTCGTCTTGTAACTTTTTCTTATCGTAAACCCAGCCAGTGGCGGCGCAACGTTCTGAACCACCACTAAACTGTGGCTGGATACTTTCTTTCCAGAATGCATCGTGCCATTTAAAATCTCTAACATTTTTAAAATCAAATCCATCTCTGGCAAGGTTAGTCATATATGCGCCCAGTCTAGTTCCAAACATTGCCCATAACCCATTTTGAACATCAGCACCCACACTGGCCCAGACCAACATGCGTTTATAGTTACGATCATGAACACGTTCTTTGATTAAACGAGGATCAACTGTAACTCCACCATCCAGTGTCAACTTAACGCCTTCTCTAAATCCAGCACGATATGCTTGATATGCACTGCCATTATTGTGTACATCACAATAAATGTTATTCATCTGATGATAATATATATCCCAACAAAAGTCAACCTGCGCTTTAGGATCATCTGCGGCTTCATGCGTTTTCATTTGTTCAACCACATGCTTGGGCCACAGTTTAATACCACCATTGCCGTAGACTAAGCCATTAACAACGTTCTTGCCTGCCCAACTCACTACGTCATGCTTGCCAATTTTACTCATGTCCAGTTCAAGACTAAAGAAATCTTCATGTACAATATTATCGGCATCAACAGTAAT